GCCCGACTGCGCTTTCTTAATGCCGGTCGCGAATTGCGCGCTGTCAATTCCTAGCGCGACCCTTAGCGAGCCAATTTCAGCAGAACCGGCCATGCTATTTCTTCTCTCCGCCCAAGACGGCTTGCCACAGTTCTACCATTTTCAATTGTTCCTGCCAAGTCTGCCGACGGCGTTTCTCTTGCGCCATCAGCCTTTTCAGCGGCGGCATTTTCTTGGAGCGTTGGAGGGCCGCGACATGCCATGCAAGCCACGCCCGCGCATTGTGTTCATTAGCATGGCGACGGATTGCCGCCGAGATTTCCCGCGCCAGTTCACGCGGCGTCACCTTCCAGAAGCGCGCGGGTTCAAGGCCAAGCTCGCACCAGTTGGTGTTGAGCGTTTCCCATTGCCAGCCCGCTTCCGCTACGTGGGGCGCGGCTCGTCTGACTTCGCCTCCGCTGCGGGATTTGAAAGCAGGATCGACTGGATAACTTTTTCCATCGCCACTTGAATTCCACAGGCGTGGGCAATCTTGCCCGCGTCCTGCAAAGTAAGTTCTGGGTGATTATCGGAAAGCGCCGCCCAAAGCATGGCGCGGACTGTCTGAACCCTCACTTTTTTTGGATCTTGCAGGCTTTCATTAATTTCAATGATTGTCTTGTCGAGAAGTCCTTCGAGCGCGCATGTCGCATTGACGGAAAAACAGAGCTTGTAGGTTGTTTCGCCAACAGGCAGGGCAACTTCGCCCCGCAACGGATTTACCATCATGCAAGCACCGGCTTGCCGGTGATCTTGAACGTGACCGCCATGCTCATTTTGTCGTCAAGAGGAGCTTCCGGTCCCAAGCTTGTGACAAAAGCGTCGAAGGTCCAAGACTGCGAGTTTGGAAAAACAATCTTGTAAGGCACGGCGGCATTGCTCTGAAAATCAACAAGCAGCGCCGTCATTGCAGATCCGCCGGGGATGAAACTCAATTCAATGTTGGCCTCGCCGCCGTCGCGCAAGCCGGATATAAACTCGCGGTAGCGGTCGGTTGACAGCATGTGGGTTCCGTCAATCGTATCGCGTGCCAGATTTGGCGGCGTGATCGACGTGACTTCGGCGAGAGTGGCATAAGCGCCGGTGCCGGGATCGCGCTGGAATAGCGTGTTATGGCCAATTGTTGCATCGACTGTCATAATTTTATCTCCTATTCAGTATGCCAGATTTGAAAATCCATTGAAACGCGGTGAAAGGCGTCGGCGGCGTTGCCGTCTTTTTCGTAACCGTGGCGCTCGCTGTCGATGAACGCGCCTTGAAATTCAGTGCTTCCAATATCCCTGCGGATGCCGCTCAACAGGTCGCGAACGGCGCGCGCAACGTCGAGCGCGCTGGCGTAAGTGCTTGCCCAGCAGTCTATCTGCACCCTGCTGGCGACAAGCCCTGTCGGACCCTGCATGGCGTAGTTACGAACGCCGCTCACGCGCTGGAGTGATATTGACGGAAGCGCGCTGCCCTGGGGCCGCGTCTGCCAGTCGATGCGGTTGCTAACCAAAAGCGCGAGTTGTGTGTCGGCCAGCATGAAACCGATTAGAGCCTCTTCCATTGTCAGCCCTTCGCAAGTTTTGCCGCTTTGGCAGCTTTGCGCTTTGCAGCGCGCTTGGCAGTCTTGATAATTTCGTCTCCAAGATCACGCTTAATGATGTCCAGAACTTTCATTTTGTTTCCGTCCCATGCGGGGCGCAGATAAGGCTTTCCCGGCTGGTTGACCGAGCCAAACTCTTGCACAAGGCGCTTTATCGCGGCGGCCTTAGACCTGGCCTTGGTCGGTCCAATGTAGGCAACGGCGAAACTGCCCTGCCCCGCCGCTTCCCGTCTTGCGCCGCGCAGAGCGCTCACGGCGGCAGCCTTGCCAAGGCCCGCCTTCATGGCGGCGGCAAATTCTGAATTGCCGACCTTGTTTGAAATCTTGCTGCCAACCTTGATGCTTTTCGAAAGCTCAAGCGTATCCTTTGGAGCCAGCGCCGACGCCGCGTCTGCAACCGGTTGCCCCGCCTTGAGCAGCACGCGCTTCAAGACATTTCTGGCGGTGGCTTTCGGCAACTGCCCTAACGCTGCGTCCAACTCGCGCAGGCCGGAAACTGAAACGCGAACACTCACTGGTCGGCCCGCGCCGCCGCGCTGATTTCAATTCCCTCGCGGCGGCCTACTTCCTTGACAAAGAAAATATCATAGGTTCTGTCATTAAAAACCACGCGATCTTTTGGATTTATCGCCGACATTGCAACGCTCCATCGGATCAGGAAGCGCGTGGTTATTTGCGCGGACGTTTCCGCCGCGCGCATTCGCTCGCCGTCGCTAACATCGGTTTTCATGGCCCAGACCGTGCCAAGAGATATCCATGTCGGGATAGACTCATTCAGCGAGTTTTTGCTGGTGGCCGCCTGATGGATATCAATCCGGCGGTCGAGGTCTCCCGCCTGCACGTTTACAGCGCGACGTTCGGGAACATGAAGTTGACGGTCAAGACGGTTGTGCTCTTTGCAACACCCACGAGGTTTACATATTCGCCGGAACCAATATCCGCCACCGGGCAGATGCCGCCGGGCGTGTCCGAGCCGTAGTAAGCAAGGCCAGCGGTGATCGTGGCGCCGATGGTAATATCGCCAGACTTATGGATACGGCATGGCTGGCCGGACCCTCCGCCGTTGAGCGCAATGCCCGTGACCTGGCGAACTTCGGCGGTGGCGGAATTGCTGTCGAACAGTTTCCACGTCTTTGTCGCGGCCTCTTTATAAACAAGCTGGCCAGCGGTGACAGTCGCGCCGAAAGTTCCGGCTTCCTGGACGGAGTCAGCACCAGCGACAACGCTTGTGGCAGTAAGTACGAGATCGGCCATTTTAGTCTCCTATGTTGATGTGAAAATTAGACGCCACGTAGGCGGTACGGTTCGAGCAATGACGCAGCGCTCATGGGAAGTTCTGAGGTTATATTTCCGATGTTAACGACCTCGCGGTTTTCGTAAAGGTGGGCGAGTGTCAGCAGCGCCGCCGTGCGTATCGGCGCGGGAACATAAGTTGCATCGGCGCCATATCCAGCGACGAACAAAATTTCGACTGAGTCGTCACGGTCATAAAGCGTTGGCGTTGAATAGGTCGAGATGAATTTCACATAAGGCGAGAGTGAATCCTCGAGCAGCGAATAGTTTGCCGATGCAACGGTCTGCTGCACATTTGAGGCGTCATAATGCTTGACCGTTGTGATCGCTGACACGGGCGAGAATGGAAGCCGAATGTTATCAGAAGGCCAGCTTTCAAAATTCACTCGCCATGTCTGGTTAATCAGCGCCCGTCCAAGTATCCCCGCATAGCCGTCAAACTTCTCGGTGACGGTCGCAATTAATGTTTCAACCAAAGCCTCATCGTCGGAAGCGTCCACACGCAGCCAAGCCAATGTCTCTGCGAGCGATAGCAGAGGCTTGGTAGAGTCAGGTGCTACGGTGCGGACGGGCTTGAGCATGGTTATTTCATGACCTTGCGGCGCATCATGCGGTCCATAGGTGACTGCATGGCCTTTGTTTGATCTTCTAGAATTTCGCGCACTAGACCGCGATCAATCTTTGACCGCGCTGCATTGCTTGGCATATGCGGAATAATATGGCCCTTTGACCAAGGACCATGTGCGATAACGACTTCGACTCTCATTCTGAAACTCCTGTCCATGTGCCATCGGGCGGACGGCGGGTTTCGTCCCATTCCTTCGCCGCTTGGTAACTAGGCATCATGTTTTGATCCGGCCAACGCACCATTAATTCGAGATGGCCGATGGTAACTCGCGGCGCGATATAAAGGCTGTTTCCGGCCTTCTCCCAATTGCGCCAGAACTGAATATCCGGATCCGTGTGCCCGTCACCGTACTTCCCATTTGCGTCGGTGGTCGTGAACATCCAAGGCCGCGGCAACGCGCGGAGCTTGGCAGCGTTGATCAGCGTTAGTCCAAAGTGTGCATGTTTTACCGGAAATATATCTTTCTCAATATCCGTCCGGTCAATATCGGTAGTGGTCGAACCGAAAGCGCCGTGCATCCCAAACAACATGGTATCGCTGTGGCGCGAGGCCTGTACCGGCGCCAGCGCATCGATGTCCGGATATGCGCAAACGGTTTCAATAAGCCGTTGCACGTGCCCTGCGTGGAACACACTGTCGTAATCAATACCCAAAAGATAATCGACTGACGGATCCTCTATCGCTTCGTCGAATGCCGAAGTCAGGCATTGATCCCAAAACGCGCCAGTAACCTTGATCAGGTCAACCCCAAGCTTCGGAAGCGAAAGCAAGGCCGACATCCACATATCGTTGTAGCCGAGACGGGGCGTTGACATCACGGCCACGACTTTAGGCTGTGACCTGTAAGGCTTGCGGCCCGACCAGTTGAGCGACACCGGAAGCGAGGCGCAATCCTGAATGTCGGAAACCCAAGGCCGCAACAGGACAAGCCCTGCGTTGGCGAGGTAGGTGCGCAGTTGATTGCGATCAAAAAGCGCCTTGTGGAAATCGTCGGCGTCCGTCTGGCCGCCCATTGTATAGGCTTCAATTGGCGCCTGCTCGCCTGCGAGGTAGCCTTGTGCAATCTTTTCAAAGTCCGGAACCGCGATATGCAATTCACCGCCAGGTTTCAGGACGCGCGCCCATTCGTTGACGATGTTCTGAATTTCCCGGTGGGGAAAATGTTCCAAGCAGTGCGAGGCTCGAACGGCATCAACCGAACCGGTTTCAAACTTCAAAGGATATATTTCGGAGCCGTGGGCGTGGCCCAGCGGCGTGAAGCCTTCTGGCGATGTCGGGCCAGCGCCGAGATCGAGGCGGATCATGCCGCCACCTGCTCGTAGTGGTCATCGGAGGCGTCGTAAGGCTCTGAATTGAGGCCAATCAGGACGCTGCCTGCCTTGATTACAAAACTGTGCTCCTGGCCGGGCCACACCGTGTATATTTGCCCCTTGTTCATTCTCTCATTGACTGAGCCCGTCCGAATCAAGCATTCGCCTTCGGAAAGGATGAAACGCTCGAACTTTCGCTTGTGATAATGCCCGCCAAGAACCGTGTCGATCTTGGCCCTGATGATCTTGGCCTCTGGAAAGGTTTGGAGGTCGCGGCGTTCGTCGCTATGCCATGTTGAGAGTTTGGCGATTTCAGCATCAACCATTATATTAACCAGTTCCGCGAATTTCACCCTTGGCTCGAAGCCCAAAATGTTTTTACTCTTGGTGGCATCCCCGCAGAGTAAGTCAACCTCAGCGGGCCGCGTCAGGTCCACGTCATATTCGACGAAACTTTGCCAATCGATGATGCCGGCTCTCGCAAAGGCGGCGATCACGAATTCCTTCACGGAATGCGTTTCTCCCGTTGCTATCACGAAATCGTCAGGTGTGTCGTGCTGTAGAATGGCATAAATCCACTCCACGTATTCTTTGGCATAGCCCCAATCCCTCTTAGCTTCCAGATTGCCCAGGGTGAGCTTGTCGCGCTTGCCTGCGGCGATTTCGGCAACCGCCTTGCAGACCTTCCGGCTTAGGAACGCCTCGCCCCGGCGCGGGCTTTCATGGTTAAAGAGGATGCCGCAATAGACCTTGGTGCCGTATGCCTCCCGCCAAACTTTAGCGAGGTTGTAAGCCGCTACTTTGGATGCCCCATAGGGCGAACGCGGATAAAACTTGGTTGTCTCGGTTTGCGGCGTTTCCTGCACCTTTCCAAACATCTCGCTTGAACAAGCCTGATAGATTTTTGCTTCCGGGCGAAGGATCCTGCACGCTTCCATAATGCGCAGCAGGCCGGTGGCGTTAATATCTTGCGCCACCTCCGGGTGATCGTATGAATCCTTGACTTGGCTCATGGCGGCGAGGTTGTAAATCTCGTCGGGCAGCACTTCCGAGATGATCCGGAACAGGCTTGGCCCGTCCGTCATGTCGCCCGTGTGGAGTTTTACGCGGCTGATAACGGCTTTCAAATTGTCGAAGCAGGGTTGCGAAATCCGCCGAACTACGCCGTGAACTTCGTAACCCTTGGATAATAGCAGTTCGGCCAAATATGAACCGTCCTGCCCAGTAATGCCGGTGATTAGTGCTTTCATTTCATTTCCCTTGATGATCCCTGAGTTGGCGCGTGCAGCGGCCCGGCAGGGAAACCGGTCTTCGGTAGCTAACCTAGCTGCACGCTACTATTTTTAAGCTTCAACCAGCGTGTTAACGCCTGCCTTGGAAACCGAGGTTGGAGATTCGTTCTGCCAAAACAACATGCCCATTGCCTGAAGGACTTGGGTGGTGCGCGGGCTAACCTGGGCGCGGATGTAACGGCGCTTACCGATCAGATCGAGGTTGAAATGAGTCAGATAGGCCAATGATGTGTTGGCGTTCGGCGCCGTATAATCAGTGCCCGCGACCGTTCCAGAAATGTCCGCGAAGTTTGACACGTCCGTTGTGTTGCTGTGCTGCAGCTTCAAAGTCTGAAATTTGTTGGATACAACATCCGCCGTTGCGGAATAAATGGATAGCGTCAGGAACCGCGCGCGGTTGCCGGATGGGTTGGTATCGATAACAGCGGCGCTGGCGGTTGCACCATTGGTGACCGATGCGGAAACGATGGCCAGGACGGGCGAGCCTTGAGGTTTCATGGTATTCTCCTATTGGGGGGTGAAAAGTGGGCCGGACAATTCCGGCCCATCGGTTCAGATTGCTTATTCAGCCATCAATGCGACGACAGGACCGGCGGTTACGGTGTCGCCGATGCTATGGACGTTGATGTCGAATCGTTCCGTCGCCTTAATGGCGATTTGGTCTTCGGCAAACTTGTATTCAGTGGATCGTGCGACAGTCATGCCGCGACGGTCGCCGAATGCGCACGCCATTGAGATATCGCCAAACAGCATCACTGCAGTGTCGGAAAGATCGGTTGTCGCCGTTGGCAGCGCCGGAGTTATCATTACTGGAAAACCCATGTATTGATAAACGTATTGGCCTGTCGCGTCGTCCTTCGTAAGTCCGCCCGCCGCCTGGATGATGCGCTGAAAGGTCAGCGCCCAGCCGACTTGGCTAGTGTACCAACGCGCAGTTCCGCGCTGATAAACGTACTGCGGGAGTTTTGCCATAACCGCGTTAAGGTCACCGGCAGTATATTCCGCAAACGTATCATTGCCCGATGCGGCATCAACGGCGCCGACGAGGGATCCGACGCCGTTTGTAAAGCGCTTCAATAGTCCCGTAATCCCGTGGAAGGCGGCGGATCCATCGCCTGCAAATCCGGCGGTATCTTCCGCGACCGCGAAGGCGTAAGCGATTTCGCCGGCCAGCATGTCGCCGATATTGATCACGGCATCTTCGTCAAGTTCGGACGATACCAGCGTAAGCACTCCCCACTTGCCAGCAGTCAGGCGAACCTGATCCCAAGCGGTCTGCGATTGGGTGATTGCGACGGCTTCGCCAACGGCATATGCGGTCAGGCCGCCCACGCGCCGGGGAATTGTCAGTGTGTCGCGGCCCATCGGAAACACGTTACAGAGCTGGCGGAACAGTCCATAGCTGTCACGCAGATCAATGATGGCCGTTGAGAATTCTTCCGGCACAAAATATCCACCCTGCGAGTTCACGCCCTCAGAGTGAGCCTTGATTTCAATGCCGTTCTCGCGGCAGAAAGTGTGCGCCTTGACGTTGCCGAACAGGGAGGCCAGCATGAAGCTGCCAAAACGCAAGGCGCGAAGTTCGGCGTCATCGCCTTTGAAGTTTTTCAACTTCCCGGATCGCACGGTGCCAGGAGGCATCACGAAACCTGATTTTTGCGGTACAATTGGCTTTGCAAGGGAACCCTGCAACTTCTGGGTTTCCTCGGTGAGAGAGATGCGCTTGTCAAACTTGGTGACTTCGACCTTGGCGGCATCATATGCCGTTTGATCGGCGGCATCATCGGTGTAATCGGCGGCGTTCATTTTGGCAACGAGGCCGGCCATCTTGTCGATGACAGCGGCGCGGGCTGCGCGGAGTTCAGCAATCTTTTCCATTTGGGTTCTCTTAATTTCGGTTCGGCCCGATGCCGTTCCAAGTCTCCCGCGCGGGCGCGGGGAAGGTTCGCTCAGTAACTTTTGAGGCGAACAAGCTCTAAATCGCGGTTCCGGCGTTGGCGTTGCGCTTCGATGCGCTGCGCGGTCGCGGCCCGCTCGATATTCTCAAGACGTTCCTTCGAAATCACCGCAACGCCGCACTTGGCGGCGAGGCGCGCGACGAGTTCAGTTAGTCTCTGGCCTTCGGATGACTTAACGATCTGATCGGCGTGAAAATCAAGCATTGGCTCGATGTCAATTCCCGCGCTGCGCGCATCCATGAGCGCTTCGGGGTTTGCCGGAATACTGACAACCGAAAATTCCAAAAGCTCCTGCTCAATGAAGTCAATGCCAAAGCGGCGTTGTGGATCTTCGGAAAAATCGTATTTCAGAGGTTGAAAACCGACCGACGTGGCGTTCAAAAACTTGCCCTTGAGCATTTCCATCACGGTATCGTTGAAACGCGAGGTGCCTTTCGGAGTAAATTCAACCGCAGCCTTGAGTTTGCCGCCTTCAATCCAGACCTTGCTTGCCTTGCCCAAGGGCAAAGAACTGGCATCGTGGCCCCAAAGAACCACCGGATTCTTGCGATAGTTGTCCAATTTCCACCCATCAACAGCGATGGTATCGCCCATCCGGTCAACAGAAGCGGTCGAAATTGTGAACGTCATGCCCCGTTCATCGGTTTCGGACGACTTGATCTCGGACTCGAACGAGTGCTGAATTGGCTGGTCATCGAGTGGCGCCGTCGCGCCTTTTGCCGCTTCATGGAAGCGTTCTAGCGTTACGCCAGTTTTTTTAGGCATCAATTATCTCCTTCGCCTTCCGCTTCGGCTTTCCCGGAGGCGGCGTGGGTGGCAGTTGCGGCATGTCCAATGGTTGAATGTTCATCGGACGGTAATACTTCTCACCGTCTTTGACGCGGTTCATATTTTCACGATCTCGCACATCGTTCACACTAAGCCAGCCGTTCAAGGTGCCAACAGCATATGCATTGTAGCGGGCCGCAATGTCGCCCTTAAGCAATGCGTCGGGCAGAAATTCAAAGAAATACTCAGCCTTTTCGCTTTCAAGCAGCAAGTCGCGGTAAAGCGCCTGGGTCCAGCGTTCGAAGATCGAAAGCATCGTGCCCTCGACGTATTCGAGGCCCTGATGTTCAATATTGTTATTGGTCGCGCGCTCCAAATCCTGAACGCGGTGGGGCGGCATACGGAAAATCCGGTAGATTTCCGAATTCTGCATCTTGCGCGCTTCAATATATTGGCCGTCGGTATTGTTAACGCCGATCTGTTTCCAGTCGAAACCGCCGTCAAAAATGGCGAGATTGTGCGCATTTTCCGGCCCCTGGAACCGATCTTTCCAATCAGCGCGCAGCTTGTCTGCAGCTTCTTTGCCGATGGTGTTGGGCACAACCAGCGCGCCGTTGGGTTGGGCCGAGTTTCCGAAGAACGCCGCGCCATATTTTTCCTGCGCCATCGCGTGGCCGATTGTCTCGCGCTGCCAAGCGATAGGCGACATGCCCAAAATGCCATCCTGCGTATTGCCGCGGATGTGCAGCATGTTTTCCGCCGGAACGGTGACCTGTTGGCCGCTTACCGTTACCCTGTAAAATAGGTCGTGTAGGTCTTTGCTACGCAATACATGAACGTCTTTCGACGGTATTGGCCAAAGCGCCAAAACTTGGCCGCGCCCATCGAGATCCTTCATGGCGTAGCCATTGCCTTCAAGATCAATCTGCATTTGCATCATCTGCTTGAATTCAAAGGCTGTGTTGCGCGAATTTGGCGAGTCGTGAATGAGTCGGTAGAGCGGATGGTCGGTTGCGCGCTCTTTGCTGCCGTCCTTCCTCCTGCGGTACATGATGCACGGCAGTTTGGCGGTGTCTTCGGCGCGCACCGTGACGCAAGCCCATACCGCCGAGAGGCTCATTGCGGTCTTTGGCGTAACGCGCACACCAGCCACCGACTTAAGGCCATCCATCAGGTCGAGGAAAAACCTGTTCTGATCGGTGGCTTTACGCCAAGGCGCGACAAGGCGCTGCCAAACTCCCATCAGACAAAGCCACCACGGGCCATGATTTGTGCATCGGTGATGAAGTTTGGTGGCGGCGGCAACATATTAGCTCCGCTCACACCGGCGGCCATTGCCAACGCGACCATTCCATCAATGCGACCGTGAGATTTGTATTTTGACAATTTGCGATTCCCTGCTGGGTCTGATTGGACTGTCGCGTTCGCCGCGCACATGGTCAGAATGGGGTGGCCGTCGTGAACGATTTGCTCATTAAGTAAAAGGCTTTCTAGCGACCGGAGCGCGGGCGACATGGACTGAAAGCCTTGCCCAAACTCCTCGAATATGGCTGTATCGCCCTCAATTTCCTCGTCACGGAACCCGGCGCGCTGCAGCCACGGTTTCAGATGCCGGAAGTTCCATCGGTCAAAGGCGATCTTCTTGATCGTCAGTTGCTCGTGAAGGTCAAACAGATGAGCGGCGACGAATTCATATTCAACCGATTTGCCTGGTGTCGTCGTCAAAAAACCCTGCTTGGCCCACATATCGTAGGGTACGCGGTCGCGGCGGGACTTCTCGACAAGGCCATATTCGGGAAGCCAGAAGGTCGGCTTCACGTTCCAAACACTGCCCACATTGGCGAGCAGCACAAGGGCGGTGAGATCGCTTGTCTCCGAAAGATCGAGTCCTACAAACACGTCTAGGCCGTCAAAACTATTGGCAACTTCGCCGCAGCAGATATCCCATATTTTCTTTGAGATGAATGGCGAGTTGACGGCAACGCGCTGGTTCAGCGTATAGTTTCGATATAGCGATTCCTGCGACGGCAGCGCTCGTGCATTTTGCGCCTGGGCGCGAACTTCCTTCGCGTTGAGAAAATCTCCAAACGCCGGATTGGCCTGCTTGATCGCTTCGTCCGAAAACGGGTCCAGCGATTCATCTGCCATGTAAAGGCTGAGAACAACGCGCGGATCGCGGCCAGTCTTGGCGTCATCAATCAATATCGAAAGCAAGTCGCTGTCGGTCGGCGCTTGGGTCGAGATGATGATCGACATCGGGTTGTCGTGGGCGCCCATCGCATTTTCGATGGCGTTAAAGAGTTCCGACACCGGGCCTTTGACTTGCCCAAGTTCGTCATGAACGGCGAAGATTGGCGATTGGCCATGAGCGGTAGAAGCTTCGGCGGAAAGCGCCTTGTATAGTGTTCCAAGTTCAGGGCAAAAGATTTCCTTTATGGTGTCCCGGATTATTAGGACCGGATTTAGTGTCGGTGACATGCGAACGATTTTCGCCGCCAGCTTAAACAGGACCGCCGCCTGTTCCTTAGATTGAGCCGTGCTCGGAAGCTGTGTATTCGGAAACGCTTCCGGGCCACATAGATGAAGAAGCAGAAAAAATGACGCAAGCGTTGTCTTCGCGTTTTTCTTTGCAAACGAAATAATCGCAGTCCGCGTGCCGTTAGGATTGTCGTAAATCTTGCGGATGATTTGACGCTGCCACGGCCTCAATTTCACCGGCTTGCCAACGTCTTTGCCTTCCGGAATACGGCAGTGTTCCTCAATCCATAAGATATTGCGGGCAGAGCGCCAATCCTTCGCCGGCTTACGTGGCTTTAGGTTCCCACGGCTTGTTCCGCTTTTGCGCGTCGAGTTTGATTTTCTTGTCATAAAGCGATTGATGCGATGTCCTCATTTGCGTCATGGAAGCCATGATCGCCCGGCTTTCGCGCTCCTGCATTTTCAGCAAACTGTTGTAGGACTTCAGGTCGATTTCCTTAGCGCCCATCTCCTGCTCGATGAGGCTGGCAATTCTATGGGCGTCTACAACGTGACGGCAATGCAGCGTAAGCAGATCGTAATTCTTTGGAGTAAACCAATCGGCTGGCAGATCATTGGCCACGCGATGCCAGACCGCAGCCTGAGTATCAGTCAATTCGTAGGGCGCATCCGGTCTTTGAATGCGCTCAATAACGCTGGTTTTGCTAGAAATTACAAGCGAAGCAACGGAGGCGCGGCCACGTTTAGTCATATAATCATTACCCTAGGTAAAAAACCCTTAAAAGTCCCGTTTATAGT